ACTTCCAAACAAAAGTGGCAGAGCCAAACAAGTGGAAGCTTACACACAGACTTATTTGGGAAGAAGCAAATGGTCCTATTCCCAAGGACTACACAGTGACCTTCTTGGATAGGAATAAAGAAAATTTGGAACTGAGCAATCTAGCACTCTTATCGCGAAGAGCACAAACTGTCGCACAACATCATTACGGACTGTCTGAAGACCAAGAAATAAGTAAGTCGGTGATTCAGTTAAGCGAGCTACAAGTAAAGCGAAACAGCCTGCAGAAGAGGCTGAAGGAGGATAGAAAATGAACTACGAAGATCCATACAGAGAAGATCTGCAAGTGATTGACAGAGAATTAAGAAATCACTACGAATATAAGAAGCAGCTTGAGACTGTGAACGAGCGCATTGCTGAGATTGATGCGCAGCTTACTTCGATTGGGAGTCCTAGAATCATGAGTCCTGATGAAGCAAAGTACCAGAAAGGTACTAAAATCTACAGCGACATCAACATGTTGGAGTTATTCCAGGAACAAGACCAATTAATCAAGCAGAAGCAAGATCTGCTTTACCTGATCAGTCGTGTGCAGGTGAAATTAAACAAGTTGGATGAGGTAGATATGCAGCTAATCGAGCAACGCTATAAGTACAAGAAAACTTTAAGGGAGATGGCCGCAGAGATGTGTAGCAATAAGGACAGCATGAATAAACAAATTGAAAATGTACTTATCAAGTTGGTAAGTTAAGTTAAATAACATTGATGGCAATCCAGCGATAAAGTACTATATTTTGAATAAAAGAGTGATATTTATCGATAAAAGTCTATAATGAAAACAGGGTGTTTTTGCTGGAGGTTATAGAATGTGGAATACTATATTTAACGTTGTAGTAATTGTTTTATTGACACTGCTATATGGTGCTATATCGAAATTGCCATCAACTGTGTCTGATCTTGTTGTGGAAAAGTACAAATCAAAGAGTTCAAAGGAACTACAAAGAGAAATCTATTTTAGAGAGATTAGTGGAAAAGATGTTAGAGATCTATTTTCTGAATGGTTGGATCTATTGATTGAAACTGATACAAAAGTAAAATCATTAGGAAAAACAAACATAAAACTAATCAAGAAAACTATTTTGTATGGTTCTGCGGAAACTGTAAAAATTTGCGCATTGTTCATGAATCATATTTATGGGGCGAACTCAGTTTCAAAGGGAAATGATAATCAAAATTTGATTTCTGAAAATGGGCAAAAAGAAGAGCGAGATGTAAATAATTTAATCACATTAATTTATGTTAATAGAATTATATGTAGTTTAAAAAGAGATTTTACAGGTCAAGATGTTACAACAGATGATTTATTTAAGATTCGTATAACAGATTTTAATGAACTTGAAAATACAGTGTCTTATAAGAAAGCACTAGATACGGTGAACAATAAATTAAAACAGTGAATGGAGGGATTAAATGCTTGGTGGATTTATAAATGATCTCATCAAAGTAATAGATGATAATTCAAATACCATTTTTATAATTGAAATCACACTTGTTGTAGCTTTCCTCTTAATTTTGTATGGGGGCTATAAATTTATTAAACATACTTTTTTTAAAAAATAGACATGTCTATTGAAAATTGATGTTATAATGGGCGTAGGCGAAAACCATAAGCAATCAGCTTGTGGTTTTTTTCGTACATACATTCGAAGCTATCAGCTTAACATTTGAAATCACCCTAAAACTATTCAATAAGTACTCCTTTTGTGTTTAATCTTTCCATGTACTAGCTTTCCGGCTGATAGTTTCCAATGTGTGTATGACAACGACGTAGAAAGGGGCAAGCCTATGAAGAAATTAACAGACAAGCAAAAGCGTTTCTGTGAAGAGTATGTGGTCGATCTCAATGCAATACGTGCTTATAAGTTAGTGTATACTAACTGCAAAAGTGATAGAACAGCATCTGCTAATTCTAGTAGACTGCTAGCAAATGCTAACGTTGCCGCGTATGTGCGTGAGCTGAAGGAACAGATTGCGCAAGAAGCTAAGATAACTGCAGCCGATGTACTTAAAGACCTTATTGAAGTTAAAAACAGATGTATGCAAGCTACTCCGGTTAAGGTGTGGGATTCTGATTCACATTCGTATGTTGATTCCGATGCAGAATTTACCTTTGATAGCAAAGGAGCTAATACGGCTTTAAAGTTAATAGGCGAACATCTAGGTATGTTCCAAAAGAAAGTTGAACTATCAGGTGGACTAGAAACAAAGCAGTCTAAGGTCGATGATGTAATCGAACAGTTGAAGGTTGCTGATGAAGAATGAGCGATTTGCGATTAATCTTATCACCTAAGTTCAAAGCATTTCTCAAATATGACGCAGAACTGGAAGCACTTGAAGGCTCAACTGCTGCAGGTAAGACAACCGTTGGGGTCTACAAGTTTATCTTGAAAGTTTGGCAATCCCCTAAGAAGCTTCACATTATCGCAGGTGATGATACAGGCACGGTAGAAAAGAACCTGATTAATAAAGACCTAGGTATTTTGGATGATTTCGGAGATTTGGTCGAGTATCGAGGCAATGGATCCAAAGAGTACAAGATGCCACACTTGATCGTGCATGCAACAACTGGAGATAAGATTGTCTTTATCGTTGGCTATTCCACAAAAGAGAAGTGGAAGGATGCATTAGGTGGCCAGTATGGATGCCTGCTTATTGACGAGGTAAACACAGCAAACATGGAATTTGTACGCGAGTCTATTATGCGTGCAGACTATACCATGATGACGCTTAACCCTGATGATCCATCGCTCCCTGTGTACAAGGAGTACATCAACCGTTGCCGTCCTATTCAAAAATGGACAAAGGAAACACCACAGGAGATTCTAAATGAGCTGAACGAGCCGGAGCATCCAAACTGGGTACACTGGTTTTTTAATTTTGATGATAACTATGGATTATCTGCAGAAAAGAAAAAGCAGATCATCGAATCGGTGCCTGTTGGTACAAAGCTTTGGAAGAATAAAATCAAAGGGCTTCGTGGAAGAGCCACAGGGCTTGTTTTTAGCAACTTTGAGCGTAAGACGAATGTTATTACATGCGAGCGATTAATCGCTCAAATAGGCGGCAAAGATAAGCTCAGGAAGGCCTTTAAGGTTTTCACTGTAGGTATTGATACCGCCTACTCGCAAAAGTCGCCCGATACGATCGCGATGTTGTTCCAGGGAATAACAGTTGATGGCAAACTGATAACGCTTGATGAAGAAGTTTACAACAATGCAGATCTGCAGATTCCGATTGCGCCAAGTGATACAGTCCAAAGACTAGTAGACTTTGCAGAACGCAATCGAGAGAAGTGGGGATATGCGAAGTACATGTTCTTGGATTCAGCTGATCAAGCGACCATCACAGAATGGCAGAAATACAAACGCTTGAATGGCAGCATATACGAGGTGATACCGGCATACAAGAAAACAAAGATTATTGACCGTATCAATCTGCAGCTGGGATGGATTGCAAAAGGTGATTACCTAGTATTAGACCACTGCAAGAAACATATACATGAGCTGGAAGTGTACAGCTGGAAGGAAAACAAATACGAACCTGAAGATGGCAATGATCATACGATCAATGCAAACCAGTATGCTTGGTTGCCATTTAAGAGAGAAATTGGAATTGGAGGAAAGTAACCAATGGGTATTGGAATGAACATCAAGCAAGCTATTCAATCATGGCTTGAAATAAAACCTGCTGATCGAGAAGGGGTAACGATTGACGAAGCCTACGATTACGAATTTAATGCAGGAATCAACCGAGTATGGATGCGTGGTCAGCCAGCAGAATTATCAGCGCTCTATAAGCAGATAAAGGATACTGACAACAAGAATGCTACATTCTGGGGAGCGACACCGTCTACACCGATTCACAAGATTCATACAGGACTGCCAGGGTTAACAGTAAGAGTGCTAACGGATATTGTTATTCGTGATTTGAATAAAATCGAAGTCAATGAGCGTAATGACGAATGGCAGAAGATTGCAGATGATAACAATTTGAAGAAATTATTCAAACAAGCAATCAAAGATACTCTGTATGTTGGGGATGGTGCTTTCAAGATTTCAGTTGATAGCGATGTTTCAGATGAGCCAATCATTGAGTTTTATCCAGGAGACAAGATTGATTTAATCTACAAGCGTGGAAGATTAGTGGAGATTGTTTTTAAGACTATTAAGATTCAAGAAGGGACAACACGTAAGTACTTACTAAAGGAACGCTATGGATATGGCTATGTTAAGTATGAGCTATATCACGTGAATGGATACAGCTTAGATAAGACAGACTTGTACGAGCTGGAAGAAACAAAGGACCTAGTAGACGTACAGTTTGGTGGGTATAACGAGGAAACAAAAACAAAGGGAAGCTTTATGATGGCAATCCCTTTTTCAATTTTTGAATCAACAATGTACAAAGGTCGAGGTGAGTCAATTTTTGATAAGAAAAAGGACTCATACGATGCTTTAGATGAGGTTGTTTCGCAATGGGCAGATGCGGTAAGAGCAGGGCGTGCGACAAAGTATATCCCTGATTCGTTAGTACCTAAAGGCGCTAATGGAATGGACCTGTTACCAAATGATTTTGATGATCGCTTTATAAGAACAGGTAACGCAATTGGTGAAGATGCAAAACAGCAAATCAGCGTTGTACAGCCTTCAATCCCAACAGAGAACTATCTGCAGAGCTACATTACTTATTTGGATCTATGTCTACAAGGCTTAATAAGTCCATCCACACTAGGCATTGATACGAAGAAGTTAGAGAATGCTGAAGCTCAGCGAGAGAAAGAGAAAACAACATTGTATACAAGAAATGCAATTATTGAAGCCTTTACAGAAATGGTTCCTAAGCTAATAGCAAGTGTGCTTATGGTAAAAGACGGAATGACAAATAAGGGCTTGTCGCAATTACTTGATCTTGATGTGAATGTTGATTTTGGAGAGTATGCAAATCCATCATTCGAAGCTGTTGTTGAGACAGTTACAAAGGCTAAGCAAGGCGGAGTAATGTCAATTAGAACCGCGCTAGACGAGATGTATGGCGAATCTAAAGAAGATGCATGGAAAGATGAAGAAGCACAACGTATTGCTGAAGAAAGCGGTGCTGTGCAGCTGCCTGAGCCGAATGTACCTGCAGATATGGATATGCTTAGTTAATGGAATACGATATTGCTGAAGCGTTTAGACGTATCGAACTTGAACTGATTTCCTCTATGAAACGTAACTGGCAAAGGCACAATGAAGAAGAAAATATATACGGCTTCACCTGGTCTAGATGGCAGGCTGAGCAATTAAAGTCTTTGGAGGAATTCAAAAAGAAAAATCCGAGACTTTTTTCTTCGGAATTCAAAGCAATCAATGAGCAGTTTCTTGATAGCATTCTTGGCCAAAAAGAAACAAACTTCTTTGGGGTGCATTCCCGTAAGGTGCAGGCTTTAGTTAAAGCGACGACTGGCGATCTAGTAAAGGCTGAGCACGCAATGCTGCGTAAAGCTAATGACGAGTACCGCAAAGTCATTTACAATGCACAAACGTATTTAGCAAGTGGCGCAGGAACACTTGATAAAGCGATTGACATGGCCAGCAACGATTTTCTTACTAGAGGCATTAATTGTGTCGTGTACAAAGGTGGCAGACACGTCAATATGGCAACATACTCAGAGATGTCACTACGCACAACAAATAAGCGAATTGGCATGTATGCAGACGGTGCTAAACGTCAGGAGTTAGGTGTACATACGGTTAAGGTGTCAAAGTATGGTATGTGTTCTAAAACCTGCCAACCGTGGCAGGGACGTGTGTATGTTGATGATGTGTATAGTGGAGGAACACCAGAAGAAGCGGACGAACTTAACTTACCTTTGTTAAGTACGGCTATATCTGGTGGATTATTCCATCCAAATTGCAAGCATCACCTAAGCACTTATTATCCTGGTATGGATAACGATGATGATGGTGATCCAAGACAGCCGACATATGAGAATCCACCAGGCACACAAGAGCATCACTACCTACAGCATCAGATCCAACGTGAAAGAAGATTGCAGGTCGGCTCTTTAAGTGAAGACAAAATTAAGGAACACGCGGATAAAGAACAACAGTTAATAGGGCTTGATGAGAAGTATGTAAAACAAGCAGAACAGTACGATAATGAACGTTTCATGGCAATACGCGATGGGGAGATGATGGGTGCGAATTTACAAGGTGACTATAAGGATATTCCGGTAGAAGTGCTACAGGGAGTAGATAAAGCTTTGCATAACTTAATAGATAAAGAAATCCCTTCTTTAAAGAACGGGATTAGCGAAATCTTTTTCAAACCTATGAATCTTAAAAACTTAATGTCAACAAAGAATCTAAATAGTGATTTGAGAAGCGTATTGAATATAAATAGTAACTATTTTTCTAATGCTAAAGCTATTGAAAAAATATCGGAACTGAACTATACGGAACTATCGCCTAAAAAGACATTAGAAGATTATTTGAAACATGAGTTATGCCATGTGTTAGAGGATAAATACAATATTAGGATAAACACAGATAGTGAGGGAGTCCCTAATGTTGAAAAAATCATTAATGACTGTAAGCAACACACATATGCGACTGAGTTATTAGATGAAGCTCTGGAAAAATGCGGATTAAATAAATCGGATGAAATTATTAGTAAATATATTTCAAAATATGCTACATATACCGATAGCGAAGCCGTAGCTGAGGCATTTTCTAGTATAGCTAACAATAAAGTTTGTAATACGATCAAATCTCTGGTAAAATCAAAATGGATAGGAGGTAAAATATGATTCCGAATATTGGTAAATTAATCACTGGAAAAATTGAATTTATTCACAATGATGTAATTGTGAAAAAAGGAGTCGTACTAACTCCAGAAGAGCAAGAAGAATTCAATCTACTCAGAGAAGCACTACATTCAGAAGATAGATAATAAGCTTTTATCAAGCATCCTAGAGAAGGGTGCTTTTTTCATGCATGAAAGGAGAAAGGGAAATGGTGCAAGTAAAAGTCACACAGGATTATTTCGATAGAGAGCAAGATAAATTGATGATTGTTGATGATCAATTTGAATGTTCTCAAGAACGTGCTGAGCTTCTTACGATGTTCAGAGTAGCAGAAATCGTAAGTGAAGGTGAAAAAATCATCGAAGAAACAGAAGCCACTGCAGAAGAGTAGTGGCTTTTCTTATGGCCAATCACGATATGCCTTAAAAACTGTGCGTGTTTGATTTAAGGGAGACACCCAAAAAACAGGAGGAACTATGAAAGAAGTATTAAAGTATCCGCTTCACATTCAGTTTTTTGCTGATGATGGAGCACAACCAAACACTGGAGATGGAAATGACAACAACGGTGCTTCATCTAGCGCGCAAGGAGCAAATTCAAGCGTTTCTATCGACTACGACAAGATTGCTGATGTTTTAGACAAGCGTGGATCACAAGCTCAATATGCTGCCCTGAAAGGGTATCTAAAGGAGCAAGGTGTATCGGCTGATGAAATGGATAAGGCAATCAAAGAGTTCAAGGATAAGAAAGAAGCTGACAAGCAATCTAAAGAAAAAGAACAAGCAGACATGCTTGCAGAAAATCAGCGATTAAAGCTACAGATTCAAAACATTGAAATCGATAAGAAGATTTCAGAACTTGCTGAAGGTGTTAGCGCTGAAAAATTGCCGTTCTTGGCAAAACTTATCGATCGTTCCAAGTTGTTAAACGATAAAGGGGAAATTAATGAAGATAGCGTTAAAGCCGCTATTGAAGAAGTTGTGAAGGCATTCCCTGATTTCAAAGCGCAGGCAGGAACGACACAGGGCTTCACGAAAATCGGAGCAGATGGCTCCAACTCAAAGGCATCACTAGATGATGTCCTTGCCAAAAATTTTGGTGTTAAAAAATAGGAGGAATATTAAATGCCAAATACAATCGAATATGCAAAAAAGTATGTACCACTCTTAGATCAGGTTTATGCACTCGCATCATTAACAGCCGATCTAGAATCTGATCCAGAACTAGCTAAAGAAGGAGCAAACGCAAATGAAATCGTTATTCCTAAGTTAGAGATGGATGGTTTAGGAAAGTATGACCGTAACGAAGGCTACACAAAGGGCAATGTTAAGTTCAAGTATGAAACTGTTAAGTTTAACTATGAGCGTGGTCGTGCATTCAATGTAGACAACATGGATGAAGAAGAAACAATGAACGTGATTGCTCCAAAGATTATGGGCGAATTCACACGTACAAAGGTAGCGCCTGAAGGAGACGCATTTACTTTTGCTAAGTTAGCAGGTAAGACAGGCGTTTCAAGCGCAACTGGAACCTTAGCTACTGGAGAAGATGCAGTTAAAGCTCTACGTGCAGCATCTACAAAGATGGATGAAGACCAGGTTCCAACAGAAAGCCGTATCCTTTATATCACGCCTACATTAAAGGGCTTGATTGATGATCTAGACACAACAAAGTCTAAGGCTGTTTTAAACAAGTTCTCAAAGGTTGTAGAAGTTCCACAAGCTCGTTTCTACACAACTATTGATTTACTTGATGGTAAGACAAGCGGTGAAGAAGCTGGTGGTTTCAAGAAGAATACATCCGGTAAGGAAATCAACTTCATGATCGTTGAAAAGAGCGCTGTATTGAAGTACAACAAGCACGTTGCACCAAAGATTGTTACACCTGATCAAAACCAAACAGCAGACGGCTATATCTTTGGCTACCGCAAGTATGGCTTAGTAGATGTGTACGAAAACAAGCTCGCTGGTGTATATTGCCACCACGTTGCCTAATTAGAGGTGCGGCTTATGGCAGAAACAGTAGGAAAAATCTTTGCTGAAGACGTGAAACTGGAAACGATTGAGCCAATCGTTGAACCGGAAATTCAGCCTGAAGTTGAAGAAACAGATAAGAAAAGCAACAAGAAATGAGGTGATGTAAATGCAATACGTCAATAAAGCGTATTACAAGGGCACCTATAACGGTATTATCTTGACTGAGGATAATGCCGATAGATATTTAACGATTGCTTCGCGGCAAGTTAACGCTATCTGTAGAGGAAGAATTGAAGGGATGGGCTTTGACAGCCTATCCCCTTTTCGTAAGTCTTCTATACAAGAGGTGATATGCCGGCAAGCAGAATTTCTTTATCAAAACGAAAGCATGTTAGAGACCTACTTGAGTAGCTACGCGATCAATGGTGTTTCAATGCAGTTTGGCCAAGCGTGGAATCTACATGTAGAAGGTGGGATTGCGATTCCTGAAGAACTGTATCAAGCGTTACTTAGAACTGGTCTTTGCTATAGAGGGTTTGGCTATTATGGGTAGTTGGCCATCTTTGGTTTTGCCACAGTTCTGCAAGACTCCAATTCATTTGATTTTCCATCAAGAAGGAATTGATGAAGATGGCGCACCGGTCAAAGCTTTAGAGTTGGATGCATTGTGCAATTATCAAGGCTCTGCAAAGCGCGTACGTACCGATAAAGAGACGTTTGTACAGTTGACAGGTATTTGCCTATTTAACGGAGATGTAGCCCCTAGCGTGCTTGAAATTGGCACAGGCGAGGCGATTATCTTTGGGGAGAAACGAACAATCGTTTCTGGTAAAAAAGCACGCAATCCTGATGGTAGCGTGAATTACTGTGAGGTAGATCTTGGGTAAGGTTAGAATCCATTACGGAAACGTTGCTACATTGCGAGATGGATTACGGCAGGCGTTGTATAAGACGGCTGATGCTATCCGTACAGACGTACGAGATAAGCAAGTGATACCGTTTGATAAAGGAACCCTGCAGGACAACACGTTCGTTGATGACACGCGTAATCCTGATAACGCTTATGTGGTTTCATCAACTCCATACGCTCGTAGGCTTTATTTTCATCCGGAATACAACTTCCGTACAGAAAATAATGAGCATGCAGGTGGTAAGTGGTTTGAACCGTGGACCTCTAAAGGCAAATATGCAGGTTGGGTAAAAAGACGATTTGAATCGTTTGTAAAGGAGTGTGCAGATGTCTAGTACAATGAGACTTTATGAAATTAGAAACTGGTTGAAAACACTAAATTTATTTGAACATTACTATATCGGTAAGTTGGATCAGAAGCCTGATAAGGCAATAGGTGTTTATCAGTTGTCTAGTTCTGGTAGTCCAATAACAGCACTAGGAAACAAGTCCTCTTACAACGTTAAACGCGCATCACTATTGATTCACTGGAACAACAATGCCAGGGAAACCGATGAAGCGGCAAATACGCTTTTTGAAACAATCATGAATGCAAAACATCCAACTATAGGTGATTGGAAAGTGCAGTTTATTAACATGCTAGTTCCGGAACCGCAAGACGTCGGAACGGATGATAAAGGAATCTATGAATCAGTCATAGAAATCGAAATATATTATGAAAGGAAATAAATAATATGTCTGAAAAATATACAGGTGTATTCCCAGTATTTAACAATGAATTCAAGTTCGATATTGGCACAAAAGATACTCCAAAGAAAGTTAATGTAGCTGATTTGGAGTCTTTTTCAGTATCATTCTCTAATGGTATTGAAAACTGGAATCCTATGGATACAAAAGGTTGGCAGCGTGGTCTGATGACTTCCAAGTCTTTGAAGATTGAATTCAAGGGTAAGAGAAACATCGGCGACGAAGGAAATGACTACATCGCTTCTCTTGCTTTCAAGACAGGCAAGGAAGCTACTATTCCATTTGAATGGACAATGGTAAGTGGTGCGAAGTTAGCCTTCAATGCGATTGTGGATGTCACATCTGCTGAAGGTGGAGACTCAACAAATGTTGGAGCATTAGAGTTCACAGTTAACTCTGATGGAAAGCCAACTTATACTCCAGCAGTTTAAAAACAAAAAATAGAAAGGAATGGGCGGTCACGACGGCTGCCCTTTTAAATGTATATGGGAAAAATTATCGATATTAGTGCAAAGCTCGTAAATGAGCCTAAGTTCTTACAAGTTGCAGAAGGAAAAACTTATAAAGTTGACGACCGCAAAAATACAGTTCTACAGATGAACGCAATACTTAATGATGGTGCAGCTTCCGTAGATGGAATCGATAAGGCTATTAAGTTAGGTCTTGGAGAAGAGGCTTTTAAAGAAATCGAAGCAATGGAGTTATCTATTACAGCTTATCAATCGCTATTCATCGGAATGATGGCTCTTGTTACAGATAAGTCATTTGAAGAAATGGAAAAAACTTTTCGTAACACCACAGCATAACGATGAGCCTTACTATGACTTGTTTGAGGATTGGGATTTAATCGATGCTTCAGTTACTCAGCAATACGGAATCCGTTTAAGATATGAGCCTGAAATGCAGTGGGGAGAGTTCTGTACTCTACTTACTGGATTGAATGGTGATACGCCATTAGGGCATGTAGTTGATGTTAGATCCACTACGGATAAAGAACGCATCAAAAACATGTCTGCAAGCGATAAAAGGATACGAGAGGAGTGGCAGGCAAGACAGAGTAAGAAACCTATCGATAGCAAGTCCTATATGCAGTCTATGAGAGCCCTTGAAGAAGCCATGAAGGCATTGGCTTCATAGAAATGAGAGGTGATTAGATGGCAACAGAAGTAGGGTCCGTTGAATTAGGTGTCAAACTGAATGACAATCTTGAAAAAGATGTAGCGAAAGTTGCTAATAAGGCAGATAGCATCTTAACCGGTAGGTTTAATGCTATTGGTGCTACTATCGGCAAAGTATTGGCTATCACTGCTTTGGCAAGATTTGGATCGCAATGTATTCAATTGGGCTCTGACCTTGCTGAAGTCCAAAACGTTGTTGATGTTACATTCCCTACAATGTCAAAACGTGTAGATGAATTTGCACGTAACGCAATAACAAGTATTGGCATGTCGCAGAAAGTAGCCAAAGAGTACATGGGACAACTTGGTTCTATGGCGCAGGCATTTGGTTACGGTGAAGCTGCATCGTATGATATGGCTTCAGCTATAACAACGTTAACAGGTGATGTGGCATCGTTCTATAACCTATCGAATGATGAGGCATTCACTAAGTTAAAATCTGTATTTACAGGTGAAACAGAATCACTCAAGAGCTTGGGTGTCGTTATGACTCAATCGGCTCTTGATGAATATGCTTTGGCGAATGGCTTCGGTAAAACAACAGCCAAGATGTCAGAGCAAGAAAAGGTAGCATTACGATTAGCATTCGTACAGAACGCACTTTCTAATGCTGCAGGAGACTTCGAAAGAACATCAGATGGTTGGGCAAATAGTACACGTGTCCTATCACTTCGTTTTGAAGAGCTTAAGGCGACAATTGGCCAAGGTTTGATAAATGTATTAACTCCAATTATCGGTGTCATAAACGTCATTCTAGGAGGTCTACAGACACTCGCAAATTACTTTGTTGCTTTTACAAGGTTAATCACTGGTGGCAAAGGCGCGGCAGGTGCTACAGGAGCAATAGCATCCAATATAGGTAAGGCGGGCGCCGCTGCAGGTGGATTAACGTCTGGACTTGGTAAGGCTGGTAAAGCTGCAGATAAATTAAAAGGATCACTAGCAGGGTTCGATGATTTGAATGTATTACACGACTCAGAGGATTCAGACTCCGGAGGAGGTGGCGGCGCTGGAGGCGGTGGTGCCGACTTTGGCTCTTTAGGTATTCCTGATGGCTCAATCGACATGAGCGGAGTAGATGAGATCTACGATCGTGTTAAAGGTATATTCGATAAAGTTACTGGATTTCTAAAAGACCACAAAGTAATCATCACTTCACTTTTAGGTGGAATGTTTGCAGGATTTGCGACTTTTGGAATCATAAAGAATTGGAGTGCTATTAAAGGTGTCTTCACTGGACTTTTAGCACCGCTAAAGTCATTAGCAACTGGATTCTCTACTTTCTTCACGGGTATAGCTAACGGTGAAGGAGTGCTGACATCATTGCAAGCGGTCTTTGGTACAGCAACAGGAACGGCTTTATTCTTCGCTGCGATTGTAGCTGCAGTATCTGCCGCGCTCATCTATTTGTATCAGACAAGTAGCGATTTTAGAGCATTAGTACAGACAGCGTTAGATAGCTTACTAGGTATTTTGAGCAATCTATGGAATAACGTTTTAGTTCCTTTAGGTGCATTTCTGCTAGATGTATTCAACACGGTCATCGTACCGATTGCTACCTTCTTAGCGCAGGTATTTGTTAAAGCAGTTGATGTACTCTTTAGCGGATTGCTTTCACTTTGGAATAACGTGCTTGCACCAATAGCTAATTTCTTGGTAACAGTCCTAAGCATTGCCTTAAAAACAATTGTAGATGTGTGGAATGGTTGGAAACCTGCCATTGAAGCAATTGGAGCAGGTGTTTCATGGGTTTGGAACAATATCTTATCTCCACTAGCAGATTTCATTAAAGGAGCTATGTTGGATGCATTTGCGGTTCTTGGCAAATTCGTTGATGAATTATTGAAGAGTGCAACTTCGATGTTCAAAGGCTTTTCTGATTTCTTGATTGGTATCTTCACATTAGATGTTGATAAAGCTATGCAAGGAGTCCAGGAAATCCTTCGTACATTTTTAGGTTTCTTGGATAGAGTTTTCGGAACAAATTTCAGCTCATCGTTTAAGTTTATCAACGGAATCGTAATGGCGTTCTTCAGTGGAACACAACAAATTTTCGATGGTATCAAACAGATATTTGGTGGCTTGATTAATTTTATCCAGGGGATTTTCACAGGAAATTGGAAACAAGCTTGGCAGGGTATTGTCGATATCTTCGGTGGTATTTTCAGTACGATTTCAGGTGTGGTAAAAGGACCAATCAATGCGGTTATTGCTATTGTCAATGGTGCAATTAATCGAATCAACGGTGTAGGCTTCACCGTACCGGATTGGGTACCTATTATCGGTGGTAAAGGCTTCCGAGTAGATTTACCTAATATTCCAGCATTGGCACAAGGTGGATACGTTGGAGCAAATGCTCCACGATTAGCTTTGATTGGTGATAATCGCCATGAAGGTGAAATCGTTTCTCCTGAAAGCAAGATCTATGAACAGACCAAACGTGCGATAGATGATGCACTGATGTCATCACAAGGCGGTAATGGTCAAGAAGTAATTATCCAACTAATGTATGAAATCTTAGAGACACTACAAAATCTAGGAATCGTGATTGACCGAGATAAATTGCTAAAACTAATAGATCAAAGAAATAAACAACTACAGTTAGCAAAGGGAGGTTAAAGCATGATTGATTATGAATTAATAAAAATTAAAATTGATGGTAAAGATCTCCCTGCGCCGACTAAGTTTGAACCTGAATACGGTGATCTAGATAGTGACAGTTCGTTGCGTGATGTTAAAAAAGGAATCATGCATCGTATGCGTATTCGTTCTCGTGTGTTGAAGATTGCGCTGGCTTATGCCATCGATGACTTAGAAGTGGTTTCAGAAGTAATGAATATGCTAGAACCACCAGAGTTTATGGTCGAAACATTTGATATTAAAACGCTGCGGCGTAAAACGTACAAAATGTATTGCAGTAAATGTAAATTTAAGTATATCGCTATCGGTGATGGCATTTATAGCCAAGGCTACACCTTTGATTTAACGGAGTGCTAGAATATGAAAGTCTATATAAAAAAAGGAACTGCAACACCTGTTGAAATAACAGACCTAGTTGTGTCGTTCAATTCGTCTAACAGCATGCAAGAGGATAGACTTTTGGGTAACACTCCAAGCATGATGTTGGACCTCGATTTAAACAATACAGATGGTGTTCTTAGTGATTGTGCTGGGAACACCTTTTTGATTGATCTAAAAGAAGCTGATAGTGCGGAAATTCCGACACAAGAATTTATCGTCCAAGAAGCTCCAGAGAAATACACAAAAAAGTTATCACTGAATTTGTATGACGTGATGATTAAGTTTAACAAGCCGTACAAGAGCTCGTTAGCGTATGAAAAGGATAAATATCCAACTATCTCTCAACAATTAGATGAGATGTCTAATTTGGCTGGTGTGAGAATTGATAAAACAGGGTTATCAAATACTGTACTGAACAAAAAAGCTCAGTGGATAGATACAACAATAATCATGCGTGATTACATTGGATGGATCGCTGAGTTAAGCGGTACAAATGCACTCATCAACGAGTTGAACACGCTTGTTTTTAGAAATCTCTTTACAGCTGATCATGACATAGAATTTACATCAGATTTTGAAAAAACAGACCTAATAACCATCTCACGTGTTGCGTATGATGACGGTGTCAATTTGATTGCTTCAGGAAACGATACAGGAAAGACAATTTACATTGATACAAACAATTCCTATTGCGATAGCCAAACCTATACAGATGCTATTTTAGCGAAGTATAATGGCCGATCATTCTACGGTATGTCAAGTTTAAAAACCTTTGGTAAAGATACGATTAAATTAGGTGATACTGCCACGTATGATGGCAACAAGTGTATCGTCCTAAGTATTAAGCGAAAGTATGTAGGTACACAGTCTGTTGTAGAACTTGACGGAGAAGTTGCATTAAAGAATGTCGATTCTGTTGTTACTAAGGTTTCCGATAAAGTAAGAATCAAACGACTCCAGGTTAAAGTGGATCAAGATGCAAATAAGCTTGAAATCGTTGCAAAGAATCTTGAAGATGCAAAAGGTGATGTAGGTAATCTACAAGTTGAAACAAACAAAATTAAGACACAAGTCGAAAACATTTCTGCTGGAACAGTTTCTGGTACAAAGCAATATTATTTACAAACAGTATCTGCTGATAAACCGTCCAAAACAGATTCAACATGGACTACCACAAAGCCGTCATCAATAGCAGGCCAGCATATGTGGTACATGCTTGCAGATGTATTGGCCAATGGTTCTGAAATTAAACATGATCCATTCGAACTGACGGGCATTAAAGGCGATGCAGGTAGGGGGATTGTTGGTAGTCCTAAGCTGACGTATCAAGCGAGTACGAGCTCTGTAGTACCTCCAACTGGGCAGTGGTTAGAGAATATACCACTGGTCAATGAAGGTTACACGTTGTGGACTAAAATCACATATACCTACAGTGATAAGACGACATCAGACGTATATTCTCCATCAATAGCAGGGAAAGCAGGTAGAGGAATTAAACAGGTATATCCTGAATACTATTTGTCAACCTCCAAGACTGAAATAACAGGGGGTGCATGGAGTGCAACTCAACCGGAGAAGACAAAAGATGCATGGATATGGATACGATACAAAACCATATTCACAGATGAAAGCACAGGATATTCAGATGGTGTATTAGATGAAGTGTTGAATGGCTTAGTGGATATATCAATTAGTAACAAGTCAAACATAGCCCAGCTGAATGACAGTATTACTCATCTTGTAGTCCAAACTAGCGAAACTAAAAACGAAGTTAAAACTGTGCAAACAGGATTAAGTACTTTGGAGAAACAAACTGCTGACGGATTTAACAGAACAGTCCAAAAGTCGGAATACGATAAGACAATCAATGAAATAGAAGAACAACTTGATAATAAAGGTCTTCACATTGGATCTGATAAGGAGGATACAGTTACTACTATTGATGCAAGCGGTGTTAGTGTTGTTGCTTCAGATGGTAAATTATTAGCTCGTTTCGATAAAGTTGACAGCATGCTTGCATATCTAAAGGTGCTGGAGTATCTATGCGCAGGAGCACATCGTATTGAAGCTAAGAATATTGAAGCGGAAATCACAAGTTTTGTGGGTGGTGTTATTAAAACAGCAAAGATTGATGCATCTATTATTAACTGGATAGGAGATGTTAATTGATGGTATTGTTAAATGAAAATTGGCAAGTTGTGGAATCCACAACACGAACACCTGGTGCCGCAAGGGTAACTTACGAATTACAAGCGCGAATCAATCCGCAATACCATAGTGTCGAGTTGAATAGGGACTATGTGGAAATCCAAGTTACTTACTCAATGAATGTCGGTTATATTTATTCAGGAACTTGGAATTTTTCTGCAACCGGATGTTCCGATGTTGCTGGTGGTGGAACACTTAACGGAAGCGGTACGTTAATCAGTGGCGGCTTTTGGGCCGGGCATGACAATAACGGAAACTATTCAACAAGCATTTACGCAAATTTAAGTTTTTACTTCTCTGCCGCAAATGCATATCTATCCGGTGTTATCGAATTGCCTAATATACCACGATCAAGTGGTGCGGCTTGGAAAGACAATAAAAACCATGTCAAATTGGACGGTAAAGACACACTTAAGTTAATACTAGATAAAAAGGTTGATAAATACCGGCACTCACTCGTGTGGGTGGTTGGTGACAGCGGACCGAAATGGCTAAACACTAACGATATTGACACTGAGTATGTTTTCAAGCCAACCGAAGAGATGATTAAGTATGCAACGGATACAAAATCAGTGTACGGATATTTGGGAGTTGGAACATATTCGGACGGTACACAGAATGCAACAATGATTGGTACGGCTACAATTGGTTTTTTTATCGACCTTCCTGAAGAGAAGTACGGGCCTGTCATTAGCTCGGCAGTTGTCAAGGAAATTGGAAACGCAAAGGTTCCTGAAGATAAAGTGTTTAGGTACTTGTCAAAAAAGAAACTGTCCATGCAAGCAAATGTAAGGGGATATTCAACAGTTAAAAGTGTATATGCTTTACATAACGGACAACAGTTCCCTTTATCCCTCGCTGAGGGCTTATATAGCGTTGATTTAGAAGAAGGTATGACGAATGGTGACATACAATTTGTCATCGAAGACAGTAGGGGCTTTAAAACGATACGAAATTGGCATGGAACCTACGTTCCGTACTTCTATCCTTCCATAACGGATTTCAACGCAGAGCGAGATAACCCAACGGTTAATGAAGGATATGCAAATGCCAAAGGCACCTTTTTTAACGGTGAGAATAATCAGTTAAAAATAGTAATTAAAGACGAGCAAAATCATAGTGTTAATTGTTCGTACACTTCTAACGGAAATAATGTAATTGTTAAGCAACGTGTAAGTGGATATAGCTACGATAAAAACTATAAATTTACGCTTACTATTACGGATTATTACGGTCAGTCTACAGAGCGTACCTACACACTTTCCGGTAATCTTTGGGCCATGATTCTTGGAAAACTCACAGCCAGTTTTCACATGCTGTGGATTCGTCGTAATGGAAATAATCCATGTGGCATATATAACGAAGGTGATCTATCAACGATAGGTAGAACATACGCAAAAGGCGGACTGGTAATTGGTGGTGATGATACATTTCTTGTTAAGCGAATTGGAGCTGCTGGTGCACGAAAAACATTTAACGCAGCAATGAATGATAGAGAAGATGTACGCATCACAGTCACAGCGCCAGATGGGTATAAGACAATAGGTGTTATACAAGCCTACACAGACTATAGATGCAGTGTTTCGCTATATAACTTTGTCAATGGCATAGCATATTGCACGGTTTACAATTCTAGTGGTTGGGCAAATACTCCTATTGGTGCAAGTGTTGATGTTCTGTTTTACAAATGTAAATAAGGGGGTGACAAGATGATTATTGACGGTAAAAAGTTTACAGAGATACAAGACAGCAATAAAAGTGTTGTCACATTTCAGCGCAAGGTTTTTGAAAATCTAAAGCCCTTAATGGACTCATTCGATAGTGGCGTGATCCATGATGTGTCATTTGATGATGAAGACATCATGCGAAAGATGTACACAGAGCCGATGACGTTTTCAAAGAATAAAGATGGATACATGATTTCGTTTATCTTGACGGATGTTCCGCAGAAAGATATTGAAGCAAATAACTTTAAAGAAGTTAGACCGCTTGTTAACGATGTTCTACAGGCTGCTAGCGCTGATGTAGTTAAAAAGTATGTATCGTTTCTGANCAAGACAAACCGTAAACTATAACTCATCTAATCTAACAGTTGTCAATATTAATGTTCCTAGTGGATATAGTATGGTAGCGCCAATTAGTGCATCAACAACTGGATGTCTGTGTTCTATTAATAGCTGGAATGAAAACTCAGTAACTATTTACACGTGCAATATGTGGAATGATGGGTATGCATTGCCTGCAGGTGAAATTAGAGTAGATGTTCTGCTAGTTAGAAAGGCGGCATAAAGATGTTAATTGACAACAAGAAATTTACAGAGATACCAAGTAACAATAAAAGCGTTGTTACTTTCAATAGAACAGTTTTCGAGAACTTAAAAATTCTAATTGACTCGTTCGAGGTGGGTGTGATTCATGAGGTTTCTTTTGACGATGGACCTACTACAAAAATGTATACGGAGCCGCTAACATTCTCTAAATCTGGTACAGGATACACGCTATCGTTCATCTTGACGGATGTTCCAGAAAAGGATATTGAAGCTACCCATTTCAAAGAGGTTAGACCTTTAGTTAGAGACATTCTCAAAACAGCAAGTGCAGACGTTGCTAAAAAGTATGTATCGTTTCTGGATCAGTGGACACCAGGGGAAAAATACAAAAAAGGACAACGCATCGGATATAACGGCGTTCCATATGCAGTTGAATCAGACCATACAGCAGTCGAAGGACAGACTCCTGATAAAACACCTTTGC